GAGGCTATAGAATCAAGAAGAGGTAGAGGCACAAGGCGTTCTTTGTTTAAAGCTTCTCGCCAATCATTCATGGGTAGGTTTAGATAATGGCCGAAGATGCAGTCGCAAAAAAATATATTAAGTCTTACCAAAAAGCCAAGGCTTTAAGGGAAAACTGGGTTCCTTTATTTGAGGAATGCTATGAGTATGCTTTGCCGCAGCGTGAATCATTTTACTATGAGGAGCGGGGGCAGCGCAGAGACGAAAAGATATTTGATGAGACTGCTGTAGTTGGCGTTCAAGAATTTGCTAGTCGTTTACAGTCTGGAATTGTTCCTAACTTTGCACGATGGGCTGATCTTATGGCTGGCAGTGAGGTGCCACCAGATCAACGGGAAGCTGTTGATAATGACTTAGATGAAGTTACAGAATACGTTTTTGAGGTTTTACAGAACTCTAACTTTAGCCAAGAGGTTCATGAATCCTTCATGGACTTGGCTGTCGGGACTGGTGTTTTGTGCGTGGAAGAGGGCGATTCAATCAACCCAGTAATCTTTTCTGCGATACCGCTTCCTCATCTTGTACTAGATACTGGCCCCGACGATAAAATAGATCACGTCTATCGTGAGCGTAAGAAGGTTAAGTTTGACCATCTTTCTATCATGTATCCCAATGGAACCTTTGATCCGAAGGTTGTTTCTATGATGGGTCAAGATAGAGAGACTACAGTTCTTGAGGTTGTATGCCGCGACTACTCTAAGAAAAACCAAGAAGCTTACTTGAGTTACGCAATATGTATGACAACTGATACTTTGATTAGCTCTAAAAAAATGACTGGACTTGGTTCAAATCCTTTTGTTTGCTTTCGTTGGTCTAAATGTGCTGGTGAAATCTATGGTCGTGGGCCTCTTCTTAATGCCCTTTCTGCTATTAAAACTACTAATCTTACGATTGAGCTTATTCTTGAGAATGCTCAAATGGCTATCTCTGGCATTTATCAAATGGAAGATGATGGCGTTATTAACCCTGATACTATTCAATTGGTTCCGGGATCTATTATTCCAAAGGCTATGGGTAGTCAGGGGCTTCAGCCTATACAAGCAGCTGGTCGTTTTGATGTAGCGCAGCTAGTATTAAGTGACATGCGCTTGAATATTAAACGTGCGCTGTACAATGATATGCTGGGTGATCCTAATAAAACGCCAGCAACAGCAACGGAAGTGGCTGAGCGTATGGCTGACCTATCCCGCAGGATGGGTTCTGCATTTGGAAGATTACAAGCTGAACTCGTGCAGCCCGTACTTCAGCGTGTAATATACATCCTAAAGAAGCAGGGCCGCATAGAAGTACCTACAGTAAACGGTAGGGAAGTTAAAGTACGTTCTGTATCTCCGCTTGCTCAAGCGCAAGCTAATCAGGATATTTCTAGTGTTGCTAGGTTCCTTGAATTAGTTGGTGGTTCGTTTGGGCCTGAGATGTTGCAGCTTCTAATTGATAGTGAACAAACAGCAATTCACCTTGCTAAGAAATTTGGTGTGCCAGAAAGCTTGATTCGTGATGAAGAACAGCGTAGACAAATAGCTGCATTAGCGCAGCAAATGGCGCAACAACAGCAAGGACAGATGGTTGCCGAACAAGGTTAATATTGGAATTGACGGAATACAGCGAGCATCGGACAGGGATGTCGAGGTAAGCCATAACATTGCAGAGATCTTTAAAACCCCTACGGGTAAAGAGGTCTTACGCTATTTGCGCTCTATTACTATAGAGATGGTAAATGGCCCTAATGTGACTACAGAAGAACTGCGACACCTAGAGGGCCAGCGTTATATTGTTGGCCTAATAGAACAGCGCATTGCACATTCACATAGGAGTAAGAATAAATGAGTGAAGAAGCAGCAGTAGAAGCAGCACAGGCTGATGGTCGTGACTTTGTAACTGAGGCTGATGTTCAGCAAGCAGAAGCACCAGACCGCCCAGAGTGGCTACCTGAGAAGTACAATACGCCAGAAGATTTAGCCAAAGCATATAAAGAGCTTGAGTCAAAGCTGGGTGGCAAAGAGGAGGATATACGCAATAAACTCTTAGAAGAAATACAATCAGAAGCTTTCAGTGACAGGCCCGAAACTGCTGGCGACTATCAATTGCCAGACATTGTTGACGATGAAATGGCTGTTGATAACGAACTTCTTAAGTGGTGGTCTGAGCATTCATTTGAAAATGGTTATAGCCAAGAAGAGTTTCAAAAGGGCATTGAAATGTATGCCGAAGCTATTAATGGATCGCAGCCAGACATAGAGGCTGAAGCCGCAAAGCTAGGCGATAATGCAAATGATCGCATTCAAGCTGCATCTATGTTTGCTAATAAGTTCTTTCCAAGCGATGCAATACCAGCAATTGAGCGTATGTGCGAAAGTCATGAGGGCATTATTGCAATAGAAGCTGTAATGGAGGCTATGAAAGATGGATCATTTGCTGGGGATGCACAGCCTACAAGTGGTGTAACAGAGCAATCACTTAGGGAGATGATGCAAGATGAGCGATACTTTAACCCCGCGAAGCGCGATCCGCACTTTGTCAAGCAGGTCGAAGATGGCTTCCAACAACTCTACAGAGGTTAAAATAATTCAAAGGGGCCAGTATTATCTGACCCCTTTTACCTTAGATCACATTGATGAAGTGGTTGAAGGTCTTACTCAAGAAAACAAACGAGAGCTAGTTTTACTTGGGCATAATGACTTTCATCAAGCTATGCGTGAAATGTATGAAACTTCTGAATGCTATCTTGCTAGAAAAGAAGGCGAATCGTTCTTAGCCATTGGTGGTCTTTGGTACAATGAAGATCAAGAAATCCCTCAGATGTTTGCTATGTTTTCTAATAAAGTAAAGGAACATACTGTTGCAGCGGTTCGAGGATCAAGATTTCTAATAGATTTCTTTGATAAAACACAGCACATGCTAACTATGACACTGCTATCTGATTATGAGTTTATGATAGACTGGGCAATCTGGCTGGGCTTTGAGCCTGTTGGTGTCATAGAAGACAACAATAATAAATATGTTGAATTTGTGCGTTGCAATCCAAACGGAAAAAGTGTTTACGATGGGCCATTACGGCCCGTAATACACTGAAAGGCCCGAGAGGATACCCTTGTTGACGTAGAAAAGCGGACACCCGTTGGCAACTGTAACTTCATAATAGGACTGAAAAATGGCTAATACTATTGACCAAGCCTTTATCAAGCAGTTCGAGACAGAAGTTCACATGGCTTATCAGCGTATGGGTTCCAAACTACGGAATACTGTTCGCTCAAGCAATGTGTCTGGCTCGGTTGCTCGATTCCAAGTAATTGGAAAAGGCGCTGCAAACACTAAAGCGCGTAACGGCGATGTAACTGCAATGGAACTTGTGCATACAAATGTCGAGGCCACTATGGCTGACTTCTATGCACCAGAGTACATTGACAAGCTGGACGAGTTGAAGATTAACATTAATGAGCGTCAAGCTGTAGCGCAATCTGCTGCTGCTGCTCTTGGTCGCAAGACTGATGAAATCTTGATTACAGCAATGGACGCGGGTGCTAACTCTACTCAAATCCATGACACTGGTTCTGCTCTTGAAAAAGCTGACTTGTTGACCCTGTTCTCAACATTTGGTGCAGAAGACATTCCAGAAGACGGACAGCGCTACTTAGCAATGTCTCCTGCTGGTTTTGCTGATTTGTTTGCTATTAATGAGTTTGCAAGCTCTGATTATGTTGGCCCACAAAACCTGCCATTCGCAGGTGGGATGACAATGAAAGAGTTCTTAGGCTTTAAGATCTTCTCTACATCTGCTGTAGCTGGTGGGAAAAACTTTGCGTACCATACTTCTGCTGTTGGGCTTGGCATTAATGCTGATGTTCAAACTGAAGTAAACTATGTACCGCAAAAGGTTTCACACTTGGCAACATCAATGATGTCTATGGGTGCTGTTGTTATTGATGACGATGGTGTCTTTGAAGTTCTTGATAACAACTAAGGGGATGGGGGCTTCGGCCCCCATACTACTATGCCTGATGTAGCTAACACTTCTATTAAAGTATGTTCTCGTGCTTCTGTTCTTATGGGGGGCAACGAGATTCAATCATTTACGGATGGCACTGCTGAGTCTGCTGTCGTAGATGCTATGTATGAA